GCACGCAAGCAGCTCGCCACCAAGGCGCCGCGCGCCCCCTTCAAAGCGAAGTTACTACCAACAGTTCTGCGCTTGAATCCCGAAAGTCTGTCTGTACCCTTTGATCTTGGCCCGCCCGTCCCACAAACTCAGATACGCGCACAGGATTTCATGAGCAAGACCCAGTTCCGCAAGCTCAGGGAGCGCGCCGGATTGCCCCTCAATGCCGACCAACACGTCTGTCACATCATCGCCGAGAGCAACGGCGGCGCCAACCACATTGACAACTATTTCGTCGCATCCAGCTCGCTCAACCAATCTCTCGGGAACAGGAATGACTCCTACCTCGCGGAGGCGGCTGGGCTGGAGCAGACCCAGAAGGCCGTGGCCGTGAGCCGCACAACGGGCTACTCGGGGCCGGGCGCCGATGAACTTATTTCAATGGCAAAAGCTGCGCGTACATAAAAAGCAAAAGAAAAGGGGGGAATTGCGAAAGGGACTAAAAAACAGCACCCCTTTTTTTGCGATTTATAAAAATTGAAGTGCACCGCGATAGGGCGACTCTCCCCCTCAATGCTCCCGCCATTCCCCGAAGTTCTCGCGCCCACGTTCATTGGTTTTGCCCTCGGCGGTGTAGGCTACATCTTCGTGCGCCTCTTCGCCCAAACGAAGAGTATGGTGTGCGAGCGCCACATGGGCTTCTGGCGCCCACAGGACAAGAATCCCATTGAAATCTGCATCGTAGCCCCGTAAATACCGAACCATTATTAGAGCAACATTTTAAAACAGCACTTAATATAAAAGGGTGGGTACATTTTTTGCGACTCGAAAAATTGAACGTGCTCACCGGGATGAGAGATTTCATCCTCTCTCAATTTCAAATGCCAACTATTTCTGACATTGAGTACAACGCACCCTACTCCACTGCAATTATGCTTTCGCCGCATCTTGAATGCCCCCAATACATTATGCAAATGCGTTACACATACGAAATCCTTATCCACGTGGCCGAAGTATATCTCTTCATGGCTGCTATAGCTAGTTTTCCTCTTATTCTCTTTTACCTCTGCTCACTGCTCTTTTCCAAGGAAACTACGTCTGCCCTAGAGAACACAGAGAATTACTACACGGCTCAGGTTGAGCCCAATATAATTTTGGAGAGAGAGAAGCTGATTCAAGCCATTCGCCATGTCTTACTTCAAGGAAATAAGACAGCAAGGGAACTGTTCTTAGAGCTAAAAAACACCTATCCCTCTATCACTAAACAAGAGATCAACCGTTTGCTCTACCGCCTCAAGGTGAACTCCATCACGACCTACACTCAGGGCGTAAAAAAAGCGCCTGTGTGGTCACTTGTTCAACCTCTTCGCGCTACTCGGCGTTTCAAGTAAGTCGCCCGTCTGAATAGGATGGCGTCCGAACGTTCCGGAGCGCTTATGGAGGGTTCTCTATATGAGTCAATTGCGAGAGGCAATAAAGACACCTATTTTTTTAGTAAAACGCTTCAAGACGCAGTCAACCCCTTTGAAACACGCTATGAACGCCGCCCTGCATTCTTAAATGAATTGCGCCGCAACGTTCCACTGAATTCCACTGACTTTGGTCGCTCCTGTGAATTCGAGTTCGAGGTCGCCGGTGAATTGTTCCTGGAATCCACCATACTTATAGACCTACCTACCTGGCTTCCTCCGGACGTTGCAGCCAAAAACGGCGAATGGAATTACTATATAAATACGCCGAACACGAGTCGAACATACGGTTATACACGCGGAATTGCATACTTCCTTTTTTCCAATATCCAGATTTTTCAGGATAAGGTGCTCCTTTACGAAACCTCTGGCGACTCTCTATGGGCAAGTGAATTGTCACATGGCTCTCTAAATTCAGCCTGGCTCACACAGGCCCTCTCAGGCCAACTAGGCTTTGATTCTGATACAAGGGATCTCTCCCGCCAAGCAACACCTGGACGACTCCGCCTAAAAATTCCGATTCCTGGAAATTCACGTGGCCTCCCCACATGTGCAATGAAACAACAAAAATTTCGCCTAAAACTCACACTCCGAAGTCTAGAAGAATGTGTGGAATGCTCCGACGATTCGGTCGTCCATCCTGCGCCTTGGAGCGAATCGGCCTTCCAAATTGTAGACAGGACAGGTGGACCGACCACAACGTTCGCTCCACTTCCGAGAGAACTGATAGGAAAACCCATCCTGACTCTGGAGACTCGGCACGTCTATATGGACGCAGAGTCCCGTGAGGAATATGAGACACAGAAGCACGAGATACCCTATTCCCTCCTCTACGAGAACACCTATACGTTCTCGGGCGCTTTTGCCATACAAGTCGTCAAGAATATTGACGCGGAACACCCTGCTAGTCGCATGTTCTGGTACATACGTACCTGGGACAACCTATATAGGAATCGGCGCTGGGCCACATCTGATTATAGAAATCCATATTACGGCTCTGCGACCTTTTTGATTGCTGGTCGTGACCGAGAGGCTGCTGCTGGACCCATCCTGTGGAACACCCTCGTGCCGTTTGCAAAAGAAGAACGCGACCCTGGCTTCGGACTAGGAGAAATGAATTGGGATCTCGGCCCAGGAATTGGACGGGATACGCCTCACGTAGCTGTCCCTGAAGGCTCTATAAATTTCTCGACCGCCGAAAAACCGGCCTTCAGCATCTTTCTGCGATATCCAAATATTGCGTCTGTGTTCGATACAAAAACGGTGGAACTCAACCTCATTGTAAATTCGTGGGTGGTCTATAAGATAGAGGATAATAGAGGGTTCGTTGCATTTAGCAACTGAAGATACTCTCTGTTGCCATTCATGTTCTCCCTACAGAAGTTTTTGAAAAATACTCTTGCAAATCATGTGTTACTATATTTTTCTTGATGAAATATATACCGAACACCCTCTCATAGGAACGTGAACCCCGCTTATTTTTTGGAGGCGAAACCAATGTTTTAAATATATCTTTCATAACATTATTATGCACTATAAATGAACAATGTTGCGCAATAGAGAAAGGTGAGTTAATTATATTATTATATTTTATACCTGCAATATTCATATTCGCCTTTCCGATATTCTTTACACCCATATTTAAAATGTAACCACTTTTATGAAAAAATATATAGGCATTCTTATCATTCACAATAGAAAGTGGAACTTCCTTTTTTATTACGATGGAGTCTTGTATGCAAAAGTAAATATCATAGTTGGGATACGTATCGTTAGCAAACTTCCACGCACCATACTCGTAGTTCTTATTCTTTATAAAGTGCACTTCTACTTGTGGAAAATCTCCCTTTATTTTAGTTGTTTTTACCTTCATCTAATCATAGGTTAAAAATATTGTGATGCTGACTACCGCCAACTACTTAGATGTTAACGCTACTAAAAGAATACTTTCATAACATAGTATGAACCCCGTAGGTGGAATTACAACACTCTTGGACCTCACGGATCGTGACCCCCAAGAGAATTACCTCTTCCCGCTCACCACAAACAGATCGTGGTTTTCTAAAGATCGCAACCGCAAAACTGTCAGTTTTATTCCTCACGTGCAAACCACTCTATTCCGTGGCCCCGCCGAATTCGGTCAACGCTTCTGTTTCGATCTCGGCTCTCTTCGTATAGGTGACCTCCTCTTTGGAGCAGCCCTACAAATCAAACTCGGACACTGGCTCGACTCCAATACGCTTTATGATCTTGAGGCAGGTCGAATTACTTATACGAACCCTCAAGCCGATGCATGGGAATACGCAAATTCACTCGGCTCCGCCTGTATCGCTTCTGCAGAGCTTGAAATAGACGGAAAGACCCTGGAAACCATTGACGGCGACTTCATCTTTACGTTCGCCACCTTGTTTACAGACTACAATACGCAATTCGGAATTGCATACGACCATCTTGCGAAGATCCCCATACAGACGCTACGAAACTTTGCAACTGCCGGCAGTGTACGGAATTTTCCCACAGAGGATGGATACGTACATTGCCCTCTTCCCTTTTTCTTTGGTCGTGTGAAATACCAGGAGGCCCTACCGCTCATTGGGGCCAAAGAAGGGGCCGTCCGTATTTTCGTCACGCTCCGCCCCTTTTCCGAGCTTGTCCGTAGAGTTTCGGGGGCTCGGGCGTCATGCGACGAAGTCCCCTTGGACCGGCGCATCCAGTTTTCTGACCGAGTGCGCACCACCTCGGCCACCATACCTCTACTAGAGTCCGTTGCTCTTGTCACACACGGGGCTCTTCTTGACGGTGAATACCGCCAACATTTGCTCCGCAAACCGTTTGAGATGTTACACAGGGAACTACAGACCTTTACGTTTGATGAGCCCACGAAATATCAGGTGTCCAAGAATACGGCGGCGGACACTGTGACAATACAATTACCCCTAGAGGCGAATCATCCTCTAGAGGAAATAATATGGATTATTCGGCGTAAGGCGACTGGGTTAAACAATGAATGGACAAACTATACGAGTCGTGTGGAGTCCGAGTGGCCTTTAACACCGACAGAAGCCTTTTTCACGCAACCCATGCTCGTCGCGGCAAAACTCCAGGTGAACGGAATTACGATGATAGAGGCTGACGAACAGTATTTCCGACAACATATAGCCTCCAAACATAGGGGCGGCTATGCGGCCTATTCAGCCTACGTATACGGCCTTTCCTTTGCGGAAAATCCTGGCACACACCAACCTACAGGCTCTATCAATGCTTCTCGTACGAATTCTATGCGACTCACAATGGAAATCAAAAATCCAGGTGGCATTTTGACCCAACAGGACTGGGAAATCAGGGTGTTCTGTATGGAAATCAACTGGCTTCGCTTCGCGAATGGTCTTGCGAACCCGCTGTTTGAGGATTAACGGAATGTGCCTAACTTAGCCTAGATGCCTACATCACGGTAATAGTTTCTGGGCGAATCACGCCTAGTTTATCTCCTACGACTTGCGCCAGGAGCTCTATGATTTTCACTAAAAACTGCTCTACGAGATCTGCTACGAGATCTGCTACGACTTGCTCTAGGAGCGGCTTTAGGATAATCGTAGGAATATGGCTGTTCACTGTAATTTGGTGCTTTGTGTTCTGGCAAAAACCATAGGGGAAGTCTCGGCTTACCGTCACTATAGCCACGTAAAGGATTGTCATAAATATAGGCTTTTACACAAATTTCCGATTCATTTATTTTTTTGAAATCCCTTATGTATTCCTCAAAGGTTATCCCTTTTTTTATTCCTAGTTGTTCACGGCTCGCTTTCTTAACCTTTTGGAAAAACTCCCCAAACCGCTCTAATATTTTAGGGTCATCCTCTATGTAAGTCAAGCTCTTTTTAAGACATGTTTGTGTATTATGTACGAGAATATTGAAATTCTCAAGACTTATCATTTTAGACTGCTCCACATTCTTAAATCCAACCGTATCCCCTTTTGCGAGAAAAAACGCGAACATCTGACAGAAGCCTTGCGTATTTACAGCTTGTAGTTTGTCATACGGATTCATTTCTTTTCCGTTCACATTCGCAATGTAGTGCGTAACTTTTCCCGGAGCATACCATATAATACGTTTTTCTGGCCCTACTACATCAGGAGTAGTATTTGAGAAAATTAATTCAATACCAAATTTTTCGCACAACATTTCATATGGACTTACATTGGTTGTAACCTTTTTTTCAGATCCAAATGTGGCTGACATAATTTTCGCAAAAATAGACTGGAATGCCTCGTATTGAGATTCACCGTCGGTTGGGAGAACGCACAGGTCCTTATTAAATGTCTCAGGAAACGGATACCACGTTTTTACTCGCATACCTCCTAGATAGTATATCGAGAATATTTTAGGCGACGGATGTAACGTCTAGTACCGTTAGACGTTACAATCGCCATCTAAATAAACAAAGTACCATCTAAATAGTATGGTCGCAGCACTCTTGCGAGTCTTGCATAGCGGAATACAAGACTCGCGACTTCTTTCTATGAAAGCGCAGCCCAACGTGGCTCTATTCACAACTGTCATAATTAAGGCAGGTCGTTTTACGACACAATGGGTTCGTCTAGACTTTGATACAAATCCCACATTTGGAAATAAAGCCGTCATTACACTCCCTAGAAAGGGTCATCTCATTTCCCGTATGTTTCTTGTATGTACCTATCCGGATATTTTCACGGCCCAGCGCACAGCCGCAGAAACAACGGATTTTCTTGGACCGGCCTGGACGTGGACGAATTCACTTGGCCACGCCATCGTGAATACGGCCACCATTGATATTGGAGGTGTCCGCGTAGAGCAGATTGACGGGCGACTTCTAGAAATGCTCGACGAGTTCTACACACCTCTAGAAAAGATCCCGCTGATGAACAGCCTTATCCGGCGAAACATCACGAATTTCCCCGAATTTTCTACTGCATCCGCCGCCCCCGTCGTAACTTATACCCCTCTGCCCTTCTGGTTCTCTCGCGGAGACTCTGGTATAGCCCTACCCATAGATGCTCTCGCAGTTGACCCCGTAAAACTCACTATTACATTTAATCCAGTTGCAAACCTCGTTGTCAGTACGGCCCTTTCACCAAATCCAACGACACTCGCCGGCTCCCGTTATTTCCCTATAGAGGGTGGCGCATTCTATGTAGCCGATCCAGCCGGCTCGCCAGTATACGGCCTTCCCGCGACAGCAGGCGCTACAGGCAATCCTGCCGTCGCCGTGAATGCAAGACGCATTCCGAATACGACCATGCCGAGCCCCCTTCTTCTCAAGGACACCTATATCATCGCAGAATATATATACTTGGATGGCCCCGAAGCCAACAGATTCCGCATATCGGATATAGAAGTTCCCATCACACAACACTACGCATTTGAGCCGTATGATACTTCCGCTGCTCCAATGGCATCAATTGACCTGAAAATACCGAACCCTACCAGAAACATCTTCTTTTATGCAAATCGCTACGAAGCCCCCTCGTTCAATGCGCCCTTCCTCGCCACACGGGATCTATCGGGCGCCACGACTCCAGGCCAACTCTGGTGGCCCGATGCAAATCCAATCAATATGAAATCGCCGGCGCTTCTTCAGCCCGGATTCGTATTCCGCAATTCCGAGCCACTCAAAACTATTCAACTCATGTATGAAGGGAGTCTCGTACGTTATTCCATTCTCAGTCCCTCCGTTTTTCGCTCTCTTATTCCCTCAACCGAAATGAAAAAGTCCCCCTATATCAATCGCTACATGTATTCACTCCATTTCGGACTGAATCACGGTAATTTAGACCCCTCGTATCCCTGCGGTGAAGCAAATCTCGACAAGGTCACAAGTATATCTCTTGACCTTGAGTTCAAACCGCTCGCAGGAAGTTCAGCCAAAACCAATGTCCCTCGCTACATTGTCTGGACCTGGGCAGAGACCTACAATATCTTCCGTGTGTACGCAGGCCGCGGAGGCATGATGTTCGCCTATTAATCCTGTGTGGCGACCACAGACACTAAAATACACTTTAGAGCCGAAAAAATATGCCAGACCGCATGGTGCTCCCCGAGCACAACAGAAAGTACATATAGAAGAAAGGTCGCCGTATTGAACGCAATAATAAACTCGCGTTTATTTTCGATTAGCCCAGCAGCCAAATGGAGATCGTAAATAAACCACATGACCGCGCCCAAATGATCCGCAAAAAAAAGCATAGTCCACTTCGGCTCTCCGTGAAAATGCCACGCAAACGATAGGGACGTACATACAAACACCATATAGGGGTATCTTGTATCTTGACTATTACGCCAAGGAATCATCGCCAGGTAATGCGGAAGAGTTGTCAAGGCTTCGTTAGATATGACCATCGTCTATAGAATAGATAGTGGCCAGATTTTAGACCAGATTCTGACAATCGCGCATCTAGTATCCGATATACGCAATATCCTTTATCCGCATTAAAATATTATTAAACCAGTTTATATTCGGGTTCGTAGAAAACTGGACAGAAATCATCACACGCTTTTCACCTTTATTACAAAACGCACTCGCCATATGGAAGACCTTATCCCCTTCAAATAAAATTGCTTTACCACGTTCTTCCTGAATACCCTTTTTATTTCCATCTTTATCATAATACACGTACTCTGTGCAAGTATTCGTTATAGTAACCGGAACAATTAGGGTGAAAAATCGCCCGTCAAAATAATTCACGTCATAATGCCAATTGATAAAATCGCCATCCTCCTAAACAGGAACTATATTTTCTTAGTGGTATTCGTTCATAGTTTAAATACATATCGTCTGTTAGGAGTCATATAATCACTCCCGTACTCTTTCGTAAGAATACGAGCTGTATCCTCTTCACTCGGAGCGTACGTGTCGACGCCCAAATAGGACACTTTTCTTAAATTGTTAAAGTCTATATCATATATAATCCATATATCCGTTTTTATATTATTCGCGACCAAGTCGCAGTGAATATCCATGTTGTTAAAGACCTTGATGTTCCTCTCATTCTCAAAATCCAGTAATTTCACTTGAATCCCATTCTTTTGCGCGTCTACATCGGAAAAACGGTCATCAAAGAGTAGGTTATATTTGTAGGCACGCTTGCCGTTGTTTTTACAGTATTCAAACCATTTACCAATATCTTCCTTAGAGAATCGTAAATCCAAGTCGTCGTCGTGATAAATTGGCTTACCCCTCGCATATTCTATCAAATTTCCGTGTCCTATACAAAAGCGTATATGTAAATCATCCAATAACTGTGTCATATTTTTTAGGAGTTGTCTCTTGTATTCTTTTACGTAGGTATACGTATCCGTATTCATCATAAATGCCGTATTGTGCTGAAAGACAAAGGTATATTTTGAGAGGATGGATACGTATAGCAGCACACATAGGATTACAAACATAATAAGATACATAAAATTCTTATTTCGTCGCGCCATCCTACTGTGATGTAAGAAAATATATATTTTTACCAAATAGCATAATGTCCTCACGGTTTAATACGTGCGTTCGTCCTCCGTGGCAACCGCCGAGTTACGTTTTCCAATACGTGTGGCCCGTTCTTTACGCAATATACCTTTATACCCTCTTGACACATTCAAATAATACGCGGCTGCGCGATATTCTTATCATCGGTCTTGTTCTCAACCTTTTCTGGGTTCCCGTATTCGCGAAAAATCCCACGTTTGCGCTGGCTATTCTTACTATGATGATATGGCTCGCATTAAAAACACAAGCAGCTCTCACAACAAGAGGTGCGCAGTTTTTATTCAGTCCCTATACGGCATGGCTCTTCTTTGCATGGACGCTCAATGCGTATATTGCGTGGAATTGCTCAACGCAGAAAATATTTTCTACATAGAAAGTATAAAATCATGCAGAACCTCTTTATATTATTCTATACAGCTGTACTTTTCTACTTACTCACTCCCGGTATACTATTGACAATCCCCTCGCGGAGTTCCAAGATGGTCGTTGCGGCGACCCATGCGCTTGTATTTGCGCTTGTTTTCAAATTAACCCACAGAATGGCCTGGAAGTTTTCTATGAGTTTGGAGGGATTCCAAGAGTCGGCTACTACAGCCCCAATGAGTGTAGGCAGCCTTCCTACATTTAACACCGCTGATTCAGAGAAGTTGCGGAAAATCTTCGGAGTCAAAGTATAATGACTTTTCAAAATACTATTTGCGTAAAATTCCAAAGAATTGTATTCCGTCGTGTGATTTCATTTCATTTATTGGAACGAACTCAACCGAATAACCCAATATATCCGCCAATCGCTTTAAATACGTAATATTATCTAACTGGAAAGTCTGCGCAAGTCCAAAAAACAACACGTCAAATGCGGCAGCCTTAAAAAAAGGTATGAGTCCATCACGCAACTCCTTTGGAGATTCTGTGTATCCCCAAAATGATACAAATATGTTATACTTACCCGTCGGAAGATCATCCGTTGACGTGTAAAATTCCGTTGGAATTGTGGCCAAAAAGTGCCTCTGAATTGCGTGTAATTCCGGAAAATCGTAAATTGCGTACGGAATTTCTGCGCGCATCTCGTACACCACTTTTCGCAATTGTCCATATCCTCCCCCGAATTCAAATATTCCGTTGATGGCCGTTTGGCCCACAATTTCCGTGAATTTCGTCCACAGAAATTTATGATGCAACTTGTTCCGTTCTAGAACATCCTGCGGCGGCTCCCCCTTATATCCAATTGCTGCGCACTCTGCAGAATTTGCTGGAGTGAACATCGTAAAGTGTAGAATTTGCCAATTGGGAAAAGACTCTATCGGTTGGGTCGCAAGACTTTCCCGAATTTTCAACAAGAATTTAGCATACCAATCATTGTTCACGAATGACTTCGCAATTTCCTCCGAGTGTGCATCCAAGAGTTGCTTGCCGTTCGGCTGTAGAGTCCCTCTGCGTACCGTCGCCTCGTACCAAGGCGCATCTATCAGATAAATTGTGTGCTTCGTCTTCGCAATTTCCACCGACTGTTCCATCTCATTTCCCCACGGCTCATCCTCTGCACGTATCCACTTCCGGAAATAGTCCCGCTTCCACAAACTGAATTGATGCGTCATCAAGTAGTCCGAGTTCTGCTTAAAACGATACAAGGTACCGCTCACTTGCTCCAGAGAATATAGAGGCGACCGATCCGTAATACGCAGCGCATCCATCCCATAGTGGAAAAATGTGGGGACGTACGTACTCGGATTGAAGGCCTGCGCGGCCCAGAAGTCCTCCTGCATATAATACACATAGGGCTCCGAAATCTGCTCAAAGGCAATAAGAAGACGTTTTCCCCACGGGCCGCCCCCCGTCTTAATCACAGTAACCTCATCCGAAAACACCGGTTCCTTCTCTTCCGTGACGAAATAGACCTTGCTGACCCCGCTCACATACTTCCGAAAAAAGAAATACCAGTGATTCCAGAACTGCTCATACTTATCGCACGTATGTAAGATTACAGGATATTCTGGTTTCTTTAGCAACACATCACGGAAGGCCTGGAGAAATTTAGCATTCTTCCCAATATGAATGCAGCCATCCGAAAGCGTATAGTCAAGGCATCCATCGGCGCGCGTGTAATTCTGGAACGGGGCGAAGAATATGAAACCATTATCGGCGCACGCGGCCTCTAAAAGTGTGTTCATTCGTCGAGTGTACTCCACACGCTCCTCTTTGGTCCCTGTAAAGGGAAGCGAGTGTTCGTGCCGATGTTCCACCTCATCTGTGGGCGGAGGAATCCCCACAACAATAATGGACCTGTACAATGTTATTGATGATTTGATTGTTTTAAAATAGGCCTTGACCAGTGTCTGATATACCTCTTCCTCTTGGCGTCCGGTCTCTACTTGGCGCCGAATATGCGCACGACAATCCACTTCCCCATATACTAAGACAAAGGTTGCATCTTTGGAGTTGTGCACGGAATGATGTTTCGGAATTACATTGTCGCGTCCTATCTTGTGCATGGTTGTTCCATACTCAAAGAGATTTTTGTGCGGAACTGTTAGACCATTAAATAAGAGCTTTGCGTGACTATCGCCGTATATATATATACTTTCACCATTTTGTAAACGACCAAATACGATATCATAATCTTCTGGCTTTGTACGCACAGAAACGTATTCGGCTTCCTCCTTGAAGAGGGTCAAATAATGTTCAAATCCGTTCCACGAGGCCTTGATACGCTTCTCTCCGAGAACCTCGTATGTCCCCGTTCCCCACGTGGTTTCTAGACCATTCACCCCGAATGTAATAGAGCCAGAAGCCCCCCAAGAGTACGTTTTTCCAACAAATGTGAAGGCTGTCTCCTCTTTTCTAGCCAGCCCCTTTAGAAAATATGCACTCATACGCTGGAATTTGTGCGCAAAATTCCCTATAGGAAACGAAAAATGGCTGAGAACGGACGTGGCCTCGTTTATAACGATATCATTGTCTTCATAGAGGCTCACGAATGGGTTCAGGGCCGTATTATCGACCAGGTCGCCTTTAATCGCCTGATAATTCAAAAACGGTTGGTCCATACATGCGGGAGGACTTAACGCATGCTCCATAGCCTGTGTCCAAGTATTCGCAAAGAGTTTGCGCATAGAGGTTGAATTCCGGAACAGAAGTGTTCCACTATTAAAGCCGGTCTTGGAAAAATCTACCCAGTCCTTGAATAAATCGCCTCCGAAATTCCGACTTGCAATTGTTCCGGACTGAATTGCGTAGAGTTTATCCTCGCTTGGAATCTGAAATAAGGATTCCAAATCACCTTTGATGATGATGTCCGTGTCCACATACAGGATCGTCTTATAGGCATCAATTTCATCCCAATCAAATATTTTCAAACGTGCGCAGGCCGCCTGAAATACGGTCTTTAGCGGAAGAGTGTAGACTTGGATGTGGATACGGAGTTCCTTCGCAAGGGCCTCAAACTCTTTCCGGAATTCCTCCGTAGTCATGACGAGAATATCAAACGCCTTTATGGACGAATAGAGGCGCATGGACGTTAGGAGAAGACGCGCAAGCCTACAATAGTCGCGATTATGGAACACACAGAAGTAGAGGAGATTTTTCGTAGGAACATATATGCGTTCTCCAGATGATATGATTGCATCGTTGAGACGCACGGATACATACCGTTTCATAGACGGATTAAATCGGACCAAATGCGTTAAACCGTTCCAGCTTAGGTATAACATCTGCGCATTTAATATTGTATACTTACCAGGTCCCCATGAGGTATTCAAGCCAGACTCCGTTATTTCTACAAACCCATTTCCCCATGTATATTTATTATACGCAGGAAGAATCTCCGTATTTGTATCATAAAGTTTAGAATACGATGAACATAAATGGCTTAAATGTGATGCCATTCGCCTCATTTTGTGATATGTATCACCTAATGGCCAAGCAAAGTGGCATACAGAAATATCGGTTGGCAAAGAGTGGGGGGCGGGCGGTTTATCTTTATACAATGCTACGTATTTTTGAAGGAGGGTCTTATTACATTTAGAATAGGCGTGAAAGTTCAAGAAGGGTTGCTCCAAACAAAGGGGTACAACCTTTCCATCCCGTTTCGTAGTCTCTATATGGTCCAATGCGGCTTTAAATATCTTGCTAGTCGTTTCTGAGTTTTTGAATAAAATTACACCCGCATTCATTCCTTCTGTGTTTGGATCTACAGTGTCTAAATTAAACAATGTTCCTCCCCAAAATTCGTGTCCTATTCTACCCTCTGGTATAGCGTATACGAGATCATCAAGCCTGTTATTTAGTATTTGTGTAATATCACCCTGTATAATGATATCTGTGTCCAAATATAGAATTGTCTCGTATGAATGTATGGATGGATAATCAAATATGCGAAGTTTAGAACTACTTGCCTCATGTGTACTATTACATTCCATAAAGTGGAATTGTATAGATAGGCCCATTTGATGTCCAAGAATTTCTATCTTACTTTTGAAGTCTTCCGATGTAAATACGAGAAAATCTATACCGTCGGTCTTTGAAAAGTAGATGAGACTTGTAAGAAGAAGTTTCAGAAGCTGGATGTAGTCCTCTTTGAAAAATACGCAAAAGTATACCAGTCGTTTTGCGGGCTTCTGACGGAACACACAGGTCTCCTTTGCGAACGGATGCGACGGATTCGTGTACATGCGATTCGTGGCCCCCTTTGTGAAAACGTCCAGCGACGCCCCCACATCCACATACATATTTGCAGGATTTCGTTTCATACAGAGAGGAATCCAGACCTTACTGAGCGGCCCCGCGGCGAAACAGATGAGTTCGCCTCGTAGTTCGCTGATGAATTCCAAGAGTCGGCTCGTTTCTGACTCGCCATCCGTGTCCCATGAATTCACGAGCGTTGCGGAAATTGCGTATTTACCCTTTATCTGGAGAGTAGTAGTTTCTGCGGAGTCACCGCTGCCCACAAGATAGAAACCTCCAGGATAATTCCGAATAAATTCCGTCCACTTGGCCCAATTTGAATTCATGAAAATATTGGCGTACGTAATTTGCGGCGGCGGAACATGGAATTTTTCTAGGAAGTTCGTGTAAATTTCGTTCGTACAATTCCAAGACTTGTTGCATGAATTACATGGAATTCCAATATACAGATTCGGATTAATCGTGCGAACACTCTCAGCAAGTTGCTCCCGAAGAACACCCCCCGCCCTCCAAGTCCAATCATCACAATTCTTCAACGTTCTATTCATCAGAATTGCGTACTCTCCGTCGCTCGGCCGAATAAGGCCAAACGGGGTCTTGGACCGAATTTTCCCGATGACCTGGTCCAGATGTTCGGCCATGGACCCTACAAGAGGTTCGTTAGGCTTAAGGACCATTTGAAATTGCGAGACCTCGTTCAACGCATACGCGTTCTGCCCCTCGGTCTCCCAGTGCTGTTTACCGATATGGGTACTGTATACGGAATCAAAAAACGCCGTCTTGTGTCCAGCAGCATTGTATTTCTCCGCGTATCCACGCTCAAAGAATCGGTGGCTCGTCGTATAATCGCCGAGGGCAAGAATGGTGGCCGTTCGGCAAATAGAGGGCTGAAGCGAGTAGTGTGGCCAGTAGCCGCTGTGGCGTCCAGGGAGGTTCGGATTCAGTTCGTGAAGAATTATGCGGTCGTCTTGCTCAAACCCCCCCGTGCGCTCGAGATCATTATAAACCACTCCATAATTCCGGTTGAATACAACCTGGTGAATGTGCTGGTTGGCGTATTTATCCAAGGCCTGAATGCCTCGCTCTACGTAAGAGCCGCGGTGAAAAAACATCCAATCATCCTCCAAATGAATCCAGTAGGTCGGCTTTACTTGGGTAAGTTTTTCCCAAATAATATTCATACTCTGTCGATGTCCACGCTCGGCTTGCCCCTTCATATGATACTCAAAAAAAGGGAATTCGCTGCGCATCACCTCTCGGTCTTCTTCCGATGAATTGTCATCCACACAGAAAAAGGCGTCTATGTGGTTTAGATCCGTCCATGTATTCAAAATAGAGTTGACGGTTTTACGAAAGAGTGCGAGGCGCTTACATGTGGTCATCGTGAGCATCACGCGCGGCGCGACCGGTTTAAGAGGGTTAAAGGAATTTGCGGCGCACAAGACCTGTGTATAGCCCTCCACGATTTTCGTGAGAATCGCATTGTGTTTTGGCTCCAAGTAGATTTTACGGGCTCGAAGGTCGTTCACATAATCGAACATTTTCCCAAGAAAGTCCACCGTCTTCGGAAAGGCGTGATAACAGAATTGCGCGTTCGTGAAAAGATTATCAATCCACCATTTCGTCGTGTCTGTGAAACGTTTCGTGAAAATGATTTCGTACATCTTGGCGGCGATCTCGTGGCGTTTCAGCCTATCGGCTACAATAATCATATAATAGGGCAAGTAGAAATCGTATTCGTCCATGTTTGCAAAGAGTCGCTCACGTCCACCCGTTTCTCCGATATACTCGGACTCAAAATAGGTCTGAATGAGTCCGTAGTAGGCCATGGCAACTTCGGGGAGGCCCTTGATGCAATAGTATTTTACGAGGCGATAAATACATTCCACGCGAGTTCGGTCATATTTGAACGACTCCACTAGATAGGCGAGACCCTCTTGCTCTTTTCCAAGAGTCGTGAGATGATTATAAAGAGAAAGGCAACTCATGTATTTTTCTTGGGCCCAACTCTCTAGTGTGAGGACAACCCTATAGAATTCGACGGCCTTTTCAAATATATTTGCCGACGCGTAACTCTGTGCGCAATAAAAAGCATAGCGACAATGAATGGGGTCCTTTTCCTCTATGGCCTTCTTATAGCCGGCTTCCAGGATACGTGCGTCATCCTGGTATTTCAGTGGGTTCTTATTGCGTGCACCAGACCGTCCTGATACGAAATAATAGTCGCCTGTAACTTCGGTGGGACTTCCACAGGCCTCCTTACAGGCCGGATATTCATGAAGAACGCCCACATATTTCCACCCCTTTCGGCTACTGAAGAGTTGGCAACGAGAATAGCGAAATCCGCCCTTATGGCCGAATTTGAATTTATACCAGTCAGCTTCGAGGTTCGTCGGAAAAACAAAATTTCCCTCTATACTATCATCTGCATCCCAAACAAACATGTAGTCCGCTTGGCTGGTGGCGGCGGCCATATCAAACGCAATAGTACGATTGTGACCAAAATCCTTCCATTCTGTCTCGTGTATCTGACCAGGAATCTCGCGTTCTGAAAAAAACTGAAGAATATCCTCTTTCGTAGAATCGGTGGAGCCAGTGTCACAAATACTCCACGTGTCTATGGGCACATACTTTAAAAGGTGGCGCAAAGTATCTTTGATAATATGCGCCTCATTTTTTACAATCATTACAAGACATACGGACGGCATTTCTCGTTTCAGGAAATATTTTAATAGGTGAAACGAGGCGCAGCCAACCCATCACGGAGTTTTGGGCAAGTAGGGAGGAGTATCATCTTCGGTTGAAATTGGTACTATTATATTGATAAATTTCGGCTTAGAGTGTCCAGCATTCGGCTTGAAGCCCGCACCTCTGTAGGAAAAAGGAAGTAGTTTCTTCGGAGTACTATTGTTTGTCGTTTTCTGAAATATGCTCGGAATCTCTTTCATAGAATGGGGTGTTCCAAATAGACTCCCGCTTATATCTTTGAGTCCGTTCCGCCAATTTACCACTTTACCTTGTGCCTGTAGCTGTGCCTCTGTCAAGAATAAAGGAGCCGCTTCCCTTTCGGACATTCTTCTCTCCTTATAGAAAAATTGCGAGAACTTTAGCCCATAATATATAAACAAAATGACATCGGTCTTAATCGTAGAATCACCGGCGAAATGCTCCAAGATTCAGGGATTTCTTGGGTCCAGTTGGAAAGTGGTTGCAACTATGGGACACATTCGTACACTCGATGACACATTGGATGCCGTTGGGTTGGAGAGGGACTTTGAAGCAAAGTACGTTTTTATAAAAGAAAAGGCGAAAGCGATTCAACAAATTAAAGATGTTACACGTGGTGCGTCGGTCTTTCTTGCGTCAGACGATGACCGGGAGGGTGAGGCGATATCGTATTCGGTAGCAGTCCTGTTGGGTCTAGACGTCGCCACAACGCCTCGCATTGTCTTTCACGAAATCACTAAGGAGGCCATAACGAACGCCCTGAAATTTCCAAAAAGGATTGCGATGGACCGCGTCAATGCGCAACAGGCGCGGGCGATTCTGGACAAAATGGTCGGCTATACTATTTCCCCCCTTTTGTGGAAATTCGTTGGACAGGGACTTTCTGCAGGACGATGTCAGACCCCGGCTTTGCGTCTCGTCGTAGAGCGAGAGAATACGATTGCGTCATTTCAATCGGAAACCACGTGGTCCATAAAGGGGTCATGGAAGACAAAGACATCCGTAGAGTTTTCGGCGGGTCTTGTGTCAGCTCTAGAGGATGAGGAATCCGCTCTGAACTACATGGAAAACGTAAATGACGACCCAAACGGGCTCGTAAAAGCGGCCGATACGAAGCCCACCAGTACGACGGCTCCGAAACCGCTCATTACCTCGACACTTCAGCAAGAAGCATCGGCTCTTTACGGTTCTCAGCCAAAAAACACGATGCGCATTGCGCAGAAGTTGTACGAGGCTGGCCATATTACTTATATGCGCACGGACCATCCTGTGCTTTCAGAGGAAGCAGTGGTGGAAGCGAAGACCTACATTCGGGAAACATTTGGAGAGGAATACGTCATAGCTGGAGAGGCCAAGAGGACAAAAAAGGTCGTGACAACGAATGCTCAAGAGGCTCATGAAGCTATTCGCCCCACGCATATTTCCACGGTGGAACTTCCTGCAAGTGAGGACTGGTCTGCGCCCGAGCGGAAGTTATATAAACTTATCTGGAATCGGACGCTTCAGAGTGTGATGCCTGCGTGCAGAGGTGAGGACCGCAATGTCTTTATTGTTTGCTTAGGTGACCCTAGCGAAATGGAATGGAAGGCCACATGGCATCGGACCACATTTCCAGGATGGAAACGAGTAGGTCAGGCGCTTGCAAATTTGGATGAAGACGATGAGAAAGATGATACTGAAAACGCGGCATGGACACTTGGCCAAATGCTTCATACGGGCGACTGTATTCAGTGGACTGCAATGGAAGCAGCACCTAAGGAAACACGAGCGAATCCAAGATTCACGGAGGCCACACTTGTTCGGGAATTGGAGCGCTGCGGAATCGGGCGGCCGTCCACATTTGCGCCACTTGTCGACACGATTTTGGAGAAGAAATATGTGGACAAGGTCGACATGGAAGCAAAACAAGTGGCTTTTACGACATATAAGGTGGGTGCGCCCCTTTCGTGGCCGCCTGTAAAAATGAGCGAAATAAGAAGGGTTGGTGCGGAAAAGAATAAACTTGTCCCAACGGCACTCGGGCGTTCTGCGCTAGAATTCTGCATACGGGAATTTAGTGAACTCTTTGAATACGGATTTACGAAGCAGATGGAGGAGCGGCTTGACTTGATTGCTTCAGGTAAGGCCGCGTGGAAGGACCTGTGTCGCGATACATGGGCAGCCTATAGGTCCAAATATGAAGAAATGAAAACTGCGCCGGCCTCTGTTGTACAGACGGGACGCCAGAAGTTATTTGCAGGTGGAATAAAGGCGGTTCAATCCAAAAAAGGGCCACTTCTTCTTATTGAGGGGTCTACGCCTGAAGAAACTGTGTTTTATGGCTGGCCTGGTGCGTCTATTGCATTTTCCGCTATAACAGAAGAGCAGGCTGTAGAGCACGTAGCGGCATGTAAACGAGAGAGGGCACAAGAGGCACTCGGTGATTACGAGGGGGCGCCTATGGTGCGTCGAATGGGGCCCTATGGGGCTTATGTGCTGTGTGGGTCCGCTCAAGTTCCTTGGACAGACGTAGACACTGCGGACACGATTCGGGCTAAACTCAAGGCGAAACAGGAGAGTGTTCTACACATACTTGGCCCGTTTGAGTTCCGTAGAGGGCCTTACGGTATCTATATGTTCAAAAAGGATATCGTTGGAAAGGGGCGAAAATTCGTGGGTCTTCCATCAGCAGTAGACCCGAAGATACTCACACTCCAGGCGGCCACTGCACTCTACCAGGCGGGTTTACAGCAAAAAGCAAAAGCGAAGGCTTACGGCTCTGCCGCAATAAATAAAAACCGTATAAATCAATAGAGGATGTCGTCTAGAAGGGCGAGCGTTTCCAGTATAGGTGGTAAAGAAAAGGATGTGTCAGGGAATTTGGCTCCGATTCCGGGCCCGAAGAAATTTTTAAACGGTTGGACACCTGAACAGGAGCGCCTTATGGGAAAATGGGCGGACGTTGCAGGGTGCTATCGGTGGCTACACGATCGCTCAGAAAAGAAATACACAAAACTCAATATGTACATAACAATTCCCGTAATTATTTTGAGTACTCTTACAGGAACCGCAAATTTTGCGCTAGACAGTTTCATAGAGAGGGACAATTATTCAGCAAAGACCTATGCTCAGGCCACTATTGGTGGCATTAGCATTTTCGCAGGAATTCTAACAACACTTGGTAATTTTTTGCGATTTGCGCAAGGCTCAGAGGCGCATCGCGTTTCTTCTGTAGCCTGGGGCAAATTTCAGCGTCAAATCACCGTTGAAATTTCTATACATCCTAACGACCGTATGGATTGTATGGACTTTCTCCATATTTGTCGACAGGACTTGGACCGCCTAATAGAGCAATCCCCCCCAATATCCGATGACGTGATTGAGATGTTCGAAAAGGAATTCAAGGATGTTGAGAATCTCAATAGGCCCGATATATGCCATGGTCTGGAGCATACGGTTCCTTTCAATTCCACAAAACCCCGTTTGATGAAAATGGTTGCAGATGCAACAATATATTTGAAGCAGCGTAAGAAATTATTGCGGGACGATATTTTACCGGATATTTCAGATAAAATTGCGCTAAATGTGAAAACAGAGGTAGAGGTGGCCCTACAGAAAAAATGGGAAGAATTTGAGAAAAAACATCATGTCGAGCCCCCGCCAACCGAAGAATTTGACAAAAGTACACCCTTCAACTTCAGTGGAAATTGGCGACGTCTTATTAGAATCAATCAACCCGAGCAGACAGCAACAGTAACTCCACAATCGCCGGTGGCCGCGATGAACGAAGTTTCTATGAATGAAATTATAACGAGCACCTCCCCGAAAGATATTGTAATTACAATGAAAGTCACTCCAGAAGAACCTTCTGCACCGCAATTACCGTCAGCGACAGTAGTCTCACATACAGCGACGTTTGATTGAAGATGTTTGGTGTCTACCGTGATGTGCTGAAGTTAAGTACCCACTACCGGCATATGTCGTTAGGGTATACCTAACTTACCGTGATGTACTTAACTTTAGTAGTAGACGTTACTTAATCCTTTTGTTCTAAGCATCAGAGTACTTGGCATTACTAAAAATTGAAGCGGTGGAGTGGGAATCTTACACCTCATGGCAGATACAGAGGATTTTCCACCTATTCTTCAGAAAGGAGAATCTTCTTACGTAAATATGCGCGAGAAGATTATCTTAATGATGATGTACCAAAAAGACATGGCATTTACACAAGGAATGCTTCTTGGATTTACTTTGGGTATTGTAACGGCGTGTGCTATTATTAAGAATCATTGAAATTCATTTAGCGTTTGAATTATAACGAGTTATTTTCTGAATTAAATTCCGCTGAATATTTCGCTCTTCGTTTTTTTCCTTCTTCCTGCCAGTTAAACCAATTCAGCGATCCTTTTTTTTTTGATTTCTTCGTGGTCGTGGTCCGACTCTGGGGGCTCTTCGACACTTTCCTACTAACAGTTTGTGTTGATCTAATCCTTTTAAATTCCGTATATAGAATTTCAGCTGCATCAATCAATTTTTGTAATCCTGTAGTATTAGTCATAGCCGTATTCAATGTTGGAATTTGTTCATTAAATTGGGCGTTGACTGCTGGATTATAGCCCTCTGCTGCAATAAGTGCCTTTCCAGCCAGGTCATACAAACGTCCAAATACTAAACCATCATTCGCCGCACGTTCATTCAAAAAATTTGCAATTTCCTGAAAAATATTCTGCAAATAAGGAGCACGCTCTTGAACAAAAAATTTCTCATCATTAAAATTTCTTTTAAGTTGTCTTTTGAAATAGATAGAATTTTTCCGTTGTGTATGCCATATCCTTCTTAGCAAATCTTTAATTTTTTCAGAATTTACTTTAAAAACATCTCCTTTAAAACCATCTCCATCAAAATGAATAGACTCATTCTTTTTTTTTTCTTGCTCACTGAAATTTAATGGAATATCATTCATTTCTAACTGCTTGATTTCTAAAACGGACGGAGGTGGTTTTTTCATTGGAGGTGGTTTTTTCTTTAAAACAGATGATTTTGTCTTTAAGAATTTTCTAGGCGCAAAGGCCAACCTCTTTTGCACCTCTTTGGCCTTTGCGCCTCCCGTTGGCGGCAGATCTAGACGTTCCATATACAACGGCGATATAGCCCCCTTTTCTTGATTACAAGTTTCATGTGCCCATTGATATACTAGTTTTATTTCATCTGAACCTCTATTGGCCTTTTTTTTATATAATGAAAGATATATTGCGGCTACAATAACAGGAAGTACGTGCTCACATTCAGCAGCCATTCCACCAATTTTCTCATGCAGAATAGGCAAACCACAAATATAGCATTTTGTACAACTTTCTAAATTATTTTTTTCAAACGAATACGGATTTACTTTACCAATTGTATTATTACACTGTGTTATTTCCGAAACACCTTGTGTTATGAATTGTCTACATGACTTTAACATACTAAGTACAAAATTAGCCTTTTCTGGAGGTAGTAATGCCTTTAATACTTCACATGTTCCATTTATTTCTTCTGTTGGATCATAATTTCCATCGTCCATCTACATTCATATAAGAATTTTAGCATAAACTACTTACCGTAATTTAGGCATATTCCAAAGTTAGGTCATACCGGGTATGTACCTAACTTTGGCACATGCCGAGCCGGTAATAATTTTAAAATATAAAATATTGCGCCATAAAGTAGAATGGGTAATGATGTATCTACATCACGCAATCCTCCCAGAACTAGCAAAAGTAAAAGGCCCTCCCCTGAAGAAAACGATTTCAAAGGTGCAGGATGTATATTTACAAATGGAACAACCTTGCTTGCCGGATATCAAAAAAAAAAGGGAAAATCTATCATAAGCGGTCTGGGAGGAAGTCGCCAAGATGAAGAAACATTCATGGAAACTGCACTCAGAGAAACAATTGAAGAACTCTTTGATATCAAAGATATTGACCCTGTTTTTCTAGAAAAATTAACAAAAATCTTGCATCCTAGTGATGTAATCTTGATGGAAGTTGAAGACTGGGGAATATACATAACGGTTATATACAGTTATAGTGATTTAGAAAAATTACTCTACTACACGCATAAAAGAGTAAAAAGAAGTTCTCTGTATAAAACATTTCCGGATACTATATGTAAACTCTTATTGAACCGAATAATCCCTACAGGCTCTCCACCAGAAATAACACACCTAACACTTGTACCGCTAGATAGCACTATTGCAAATGCAACAATTAGTCCCGATTTATTAGAGGATATTAACTATATTTATAAAAAATCTCACGTATAAATATAAATGCCTTTATCGCGTAAAATATCTGGTGGACAAACACGCAGTGTTCCCCCCCCGTGGCTTGAATACATTAGTAAAGAATATGAGAAAGTTAACAAAACTATAAAAAAATCCGTCTATTTAACTAATGTTGTTGCCTATTTTACAGGGGGTGGTAGTACATTTTACCCTACTTCAAATGGAACAGTTCGTTTAACATCTCTCGACGAGACTGAACTAAATAAATTAGAACTTATTTCATTAGATCCATTAAGAATTGCACTACAACAGTGTATTCAAAGTAATTTAGTTGAAGGAGCATCAACAAGCAGAAATAGAATGTCGGATATGAAAACCGCAATGGATAGATTAAAAACAGATGCACGATTTGCTAAGTCTCAACCATTTAGCTCATGGCCACAAGAAGAGCAGGCTGTGTGGAATTGTTTCCATATACCTATACCGAATTCGCATCCTGCCTTTAAAGAGTTGATGAAATTAAAGGGGGAAAATATAAGAATTAGCAGTAGCACAACGGGCACTGGTTCAAGGGGCACTAGTATGACTGATTTTACAAGATACTACAAAGCAGCACTAAATTTTACAGATTTTTTCAAAAATTATTACGGATTGACAAAGACACAGTTACAGACTTGTGAACTACCTACGTATGATAAACGGAGATTAACACTCTCAGTACTGCGTCAGAGTTTCAAAGACTCGCTTTGTACAAACAGCCCTCAAAATTCATCTGCATTAACCAATGCACTAAAGCCCTTTCTTGTCGATCCTGATGAGACACCACCAACATCCTGGCCTCTAACACCGGCTGAGAAGACGGCATATTCCACTATTCCGAGTAAACAATGCATTCCCATTTCGGAACCAATTTTATTTGCCCCTCCTGAGCAAATTTTATCTGGCGGTACTCGTAATCGAGAGTCTCTCAAAACAAGAAGAAATAGGCGCAAACGAGGTTATTATAAGCACTAAATTTAGAAAATTCCTGGCCACGGTCCACTTGGAACTTGCGCAGCAGGTATCGTCGGTTGATTAAAGACATGTAGATACAATCCATTTGTTGAAAGCGTGTTATTCAAATAGGACAGGCTAGAAATTCTTACAGTTCCCCCACTAGGAGATGCGTTATCTATTTGATGGTACATAGCGAGATTGACAGTTGGATTTATAGCAATACTTGTGGAAAGTTGATACGAACTAATATTCATGCGAACCGTATCAGTAAATACATTAGACATCGTTCTCGGATAGGAAGTAGTACTTACTTGCTGTGATGTGATATACCGAACATTACTTGTTTCCGGGTAGATTCTATCCGCTTGAATGTACGAGGTTATCTTCTTAATAGATGACATCGGGTCTATAGTATCCGAATCATGTGCCATGTGAGAAAACACGTAATTCGGGTAATACTCTAGAGAAATTTTCGTGTTGAGGTTGGACATATTGATATATTTTGCAATATGTCCTCCTTCAAATTGTATAGAACTCATATGTAGATTTGCACCGGATGTCGACATCTCGTTTCCATCAGATAATGTAAAGGGAATTGAACTCACAAATGATATATTCTGGGGAGAGCAGAATACTGTGGAAAAACTGCTCACAGATAATTTCGCATTATTACGCATTTCTCCGTCTAGAGTGGAATATCCAGCCGCGGAAAATGTACTAATTCCTACAAAAATGGACTGCTTTGTATTTACAGTAGAAAATATTATATCTCTTGCGCCGTAAAATTTTACGGTCGACTGTAAAGATACTGCGCTCATAGCATTTGAATTTGGAATTGAATCTGTATCGGATATCTGCGCTAAACTCCCACCATTCACAACCAGTGGCGGAAATTGGAGTGAGAGCATGAGCGAACTTGTTGTTGGATCCACGTAGGCTCCAAAAGTACTCGGAATAGCCATTGTGCTTACGAGCAGTGTATTATAATTTACATCAGCAGAAAAAGTGGAGGTAAGGTTATTTCCACCAAGAACCGTTTTGAAAGATGACACAGGAAAAATAGAACTTACGGAGTTCCATGTTGTCCCACCCTGTCCGTTCGCTATAAGTATATGATTTCGGGTGATATTTTCATTGTTTGTCTTTTTTACAAATAGACTTTTAATTGATAGGCGTGAAAAACTAGCTGACTGAGATGCCATTCTTATTAAAGAATAGAACTTGTTCCGTATGCTAAAGACGCAAGTGCGAAAAATAAGAGTCTATAAAACCGAAAACGCCAACAGATGTCTTCCTTCCCAGTCAAAATTGTCCTTCTTACAATGGTAAAAAACGAAGAGCGAAATATTCAGCGCCTGTTTTCTTCCGTCGGTTCCTGGATTGACGGTATTGTTCTCTGTGATACAGGCTCTACGGACGGAACGGTACAACTCGCAAAAACGCTTATAGAGGAAATGAAACTGCCCGGAAGAATATATCAGTTTCCGTGGGAGAATTTCGGAAAAAGTCGCACAAATAGTTTCCAGTGTTTTCAGGCGTGGGTAAATAAATACACGAAGTGGGATCCGACAAGGGTATTTTGTCTTCTCTTGGACGGCGATATGGTTCTTCCCAATGAAGAGGGTCTTCATGCAACACTGGGAGAGTTAAATACAAGTTACGGAGGCGTAAATCTACAGCAAAAAAACGGTGGAATCATCTATTATAATACACGTCTTCTTCGTTGCTCCGAGAAATGGCGGTGTATCGGGTCCACGCACGAGTACTGGGAGTGTGAAGCAAAGGCTGTGGAGAATATAAATAAACCGATTATTACGGACATTGGTGACGGAGGGTGTAAGGACAATAAATTCACCCGTGACGCAGCATTACTGGAAGCTGACCTAGTTACTGACCCGACAAATGTACGCACGCATTTCTATCTAGGACAGACCTATATGTCGACCGGGCAACACGAAAAGGCCATACATATTCTCGGACGCCGTATTGAATTGGGGGGCTGGGATGAAGAGCGGTATATAGCACATATATATCGGGGCGACTGTATGAAAACACTCGGGCGACCTCTGGAGTCTGTGGAAGAATGGCTGAAGGCCTGGCAACTCCGTCCGCACCGCACAGAGGCTGCGCTCAGACTCATTACACACTACCGGCAGCAACCAAATATGAATTTTGCGGCGTATATGTACATCGAAAAACTTTTGCAGTTTCAACTTGGGCAGACCGTCGAGGGCAATACTATCTGGAAGCCGCTTGTAAACAATGATATACTATTTGTGAGTCATACGGATATGCGCTTCCAGATTTGGGAAGAAATTGGCATTGTCTCCTTTTACGTGAAAAAAATAGAAGCAGCACAGTATCGTTTGGACTTGCGCATAATGTGTTCCGAAAATGATTTTCAGGAGCGCAATCGCCTTCTAGATTTGTATCAGTGGTATAAATGGCAGATACCATTCGTTCAGCGGGTTCGTCTAGAACTAACAACGGAGCATGTGCCTTGGCTTGGAGAGGGTACGTGGCGCGCGTTTAATCCGACAATTCGGAAAGAGGGTGACAGATATGTCATGAATCTTCGGCATGCAAATTACCAGACCACGGATGCAAATGTATACACTTATAGAGCGCATCACGGCTCTATTATAACTCGGAACATCGTAGCAGATTTTGGGGCCAAATTCCAAGTCTTGGAGGACCGGCGTAAACCGATAGACCTCGTGATACCGGACCAATACGTTATTAATCGGGGAACGAATATTCACGGAATAGAGGATTGTCGGTGGATGGGCGATTCATCACTCATTGGAACCACGCGACAGTTTCACGAGTCTGATATGAATCGAATGATTCGCGTAGACCTGGACTATAATTCGAGGGGGATTATACGACTGAAGCCACTGACTGCACCAATTGCTCGAGAAGATCACGACTGCCAGAAGAATTGGTTACCCTTTGTATGGAAGGGGCGTGAATGTTTCGTATACCGAATCAATCCGTTCCAGATCTATACCATGGAGGGTCAGAGAGTATTAGAGTGGAAACCGAAGAGTCCGATTACATTTGATAATTTGCGTGGGTCGGCTGCGCCGGTTCCTTGGAAGTCGGTGGCGTATCCTGGCGAGGAGTGGCTGATGGTTGCGCACTTTTCCTATTATGGAGGCGGTTCCGCGAGTGGTGGTGGGCGGAAATACTATCATCGATTCATAACGCTCGGGGCAGATTTGGTGCCGTCGCGCATTTCCAAGATATTCTGCTTGGGCGATGCGCATATCCAGTATGTGGCGGGCATGTGCGAGTCTTTGACTGCAGGGAATTACGTACTGACAATGGGTGTGAATGACTCGGAGGCGTGGGCTACGGAGGTGGCGGGGTCCGTGGTGGAGGATGCGCTGTTCCAGGAACTTTCTTAAGGATACCGTGATGTGCATAAAATAAGTAACGGCATGTGCCAAAGTTAGGTACACCCTTTGGGTGTACCTAACTTAGCCTACATGCCTACAGTAGCGATGTAGGCACAAAATAAGTACCCCCAAAGGGGGTACTTAACTTCCGCACATCGCGGTACATAGAATGAAAACCCAATTAACCAGTTCCTCTGCATGAACCACAGCCGTTGAAATCGTTCATACCTGCGTTCGGCTGTCCGCAGTAGCATCCCCCCATATTTCGCTGTGTAACCACAGTGAGTACCTGCGCTGTTGGCTGCTCTCTCCGAACAATAGACGCGCTTGTATTGGCGACATCCACATCCGTTTTCCAGGCATTCAAAGACATTGCATTACGGCGGCGAGTAAGTTCCGAAGCATCACGATTCGCAGGTGGCATTCTACTCTAGACTACCAAAAATATTGGTCACAATCACTTCGTATACCTTCAAATCGCGCAGGAGGACACGCCTCTCTTGTAGACGGTTTCGGAAGACTTGCATTCAAAATTTCTGTAGGTGTAGGAGCGCATCCGGGGGGGATAAACGGTATACCATTTGTATAATATCCACATGTACCTCCGACCTCCGTTCGCTTGTATGTAGCCAGTTTTTTCGCAATTCGCGCCGATTCAGAGGTCGGATATAACGGGTCGCGTTTTTTCACATTCGTCGCTCCAGGAAATGCGAGAGTCCCCCAAAAACGCGTGTCAGTCCTGTAGGCCTCCCACACACTATTCAAAAGTGGGACTCCCCGATTATTTGTAGAAGTAATTATGCTACCGTTGGGGATTGCCTGTGACTGAATCGTATACGTCCCTGTGCCCCCTGAGCCCGTTCCAAGCCCAATTATTGCGTTGGATATTTGATTGAACGTGAATATCATACCTATCGATATGAGTCCAGATTGGACTTGTGTCACAGTAAGTGTTTCAGAAACGACTCCATCGGTCCCACAAACGAATATCACTTCGTTTGTGGGTCTGACAGCACAGCAGTCTGTCGTATTTATTCGCCGAGAGAATTCCTTCGCACAACAGGGTGGCTGCTCTAGCGGCTCTGCAGGCTGAGTGTCATTGGTCGCGCAATTACAGGCGCGACGAATACCAGTATTTGGAAGATAACTGTTGCTCGGACAAGTATAGAAACTACTCATTCTATTCCACCCGCCTTTTCTTTCGCGATTCGCCCAATCTTTTCACGCAAGAGTGTTGAAAATCCTTTTTGATAGCCATGACAACTGATGGGAAAGGAGGGGATATTCGGGTCCTTATAAAGACGATTGCGCTCTGTGAGTTCTACCAGTTTATTTATACGACTCTCTATATTGGATATGTAGCGCCGGGCTGTTCCAGTAAAAATGGCTAACGAGTAATAGATTGTTATTAAGGTGTCAAGACTGCATATAGAAATACTACGGCCACCAACTACAGGAAAACTCAAATAGGAATGGCATGCAGTTTCTTCCAACAATAAAAATGCCGGAAGACCGTTATAGGAAATTTCCACGTAAGTTGGAACAATTTCCCCCTTTGCAGGATGTAAAAGGACGTTCGCAATACTACTACCACCAAGCAATTCCTGAATGGCCTTCGTATCTCCCCTTACATCCGAGGTAATAAACCCTAAAGGTCCCTTGAAGTCACTTATATCAAATACTGGGGTATTGGATTTTGCCTCTATAACCCGTTTATAAAAGGAATCGAGATTTCCTGTAAAAATGCTGCGCTGCTTCTCAATACAGTAGTCAAACACAGCAGCCTTCATATCCGCCGGTAAGACCGCATAGTTCACACGCCCCGTTTGTTTCCGTGTATGTCCAAGTGATTTTCGGGGAGGGAATACTGTATTGATAAGTTTCAGACGCTCATAGACTTTTTCCCAGCGTGCTACTTGACCCTTTGGGCGACTCAACTCCAAATACATCATCATCCGCAGAATTTCCGGGTCGGTATGATGTACACCCTTTCGAACAATAGACCTTTTTAATAGGACGTTAAATATTGGCTTAGATATATATGTTATGTCAGCAATTGGCGTGAAATTTACGAGAATTTTCTTAGTTCCCTCGTGAATTCCCACCTTATGATAAATTTCGGTGAAACCGGACTTGCGTAAGAGGGCAACGAGGTCTTCAATATCCTCCTCCATTTCGGGTGTGAAAAAATCGTAGTCGGGTAGGTCCAATTCTGGATTGTAGAATTGTTTTGATGGGGGTAGAATTGCGTTCATGGCAGTTCCACCATAACATACACGTTTTTTTGCCTTTAAGAACTGCTCAACGACTTTGAGAGCCTTTATGAGTTCTGGATTGTGCGCAGACTCGTACTTTTGACGCTCAGAAGCCTTTTCAACTGCCGCAGTAAGACGACGTTTCACACGGACAATGATTGGACTCTCCTTTAAATATTTCAAATCTTCTTCCATTCAGAAGATGCCTATCAGTAACTTAGTTTAAAATGTTCGGAGGAGGGGTATAACCAGTAACTGCTGTCATAGATGATTGTAACATTACTGGTTTCATTCTAAAAAATGTATTACCTTGCCATAATACGAGTTGTGAGTGTATATCGGGCCCTGAATTACCAAAAATATTCATAGGAACTGTATTTACTCCTGCAGTTTCCAGTAATGTATTAATTTCTGTCTGTGTTACTTGTTCCCTTTGTCCAGGCATTGCTATTACAAACCGGTTCTTTCCTTTCATGGCGAAATCAATTTTTTCTTTATTCGGAACGCCTTGTGTATGTTTCATCTTTTTAAACTGTTTGAAAGGAACTATGACGGCATATGCTGTCTGGGGCGCAACGGTGGTTACACCAAAAGAATCTTTCGAATTATCTAAATAGACTCTCATACAGGTCATATAGTCCAAATCTTGATTTAAGTCAATGGGTGCTATAGAAAGTTTTGCAGCGTTTCTAAAAATCAATGTATCTGCATTTGTCCATAAAAGAATCTTTCCCTCAAAATTTGAAAGCGGTGAATAAAGGAGTACTCGCTCGTTCTTTTGACGAGTAAAATCCGTAGATTCGTGTCTATGAAGAATGAGTGATTGTATTGGCATTAACGCAGTAGCAACATCCATCATGTACTTCAAATACCTATCAGGGTTCGCAATAATATTTGGCGTACGGACAAAATGAAGGTAGAGAATGAGGGGTTGTGTGTGTGAGGGAAAATCTGTATTGAAGGCGTAGGTCGACATTTGTTTTGCGATGTCAGCAATGGATGCACCATTATTACCTATGAGATTTCCATTGTCATCACGATACAGAAGCGTTGGTGTGTTTATCGGATCAAACCCAGAACCACTTGGAGCATTTTCCAAATAGTCTATTTGTAAGACAAAGAACCGGACACCCTCTCTAATGGCATTTATTATGGCCCTATCTGTCTCAAAGGTACCGCCTCTTTCTGTGGGGCCAATATACCCTGTTTGTTTTATGGAAACGGGTTGAATATTCACAAGAGTGACTTGTTCGGAATCTATCGGACCCTCTGCGACAGCCGTTTTATCAGCAAACGGTTCCTCCAGTTCCTCGTCCTTTTTGCTCGTGAAACTCTCTCGGATTTTATTTGTAAAACTCTCGGCGATTTTTCCGATGAAACTATCCAGCTCAGGCGTGGTCTTTATTATAATTATCGTAGCGGCAAAAAAGAATAACGCGGTCCAACCCATACGGAAGATCATGAGTGATTTACGACCTATTACATAATTTTTTTTTCCTTTATCATCATTTTCGGATGCCCTTTTGTTTTGAAGGGATTTTTTATCTATTATACCGATATTTTTAAGTAGAAGAATAATGGGAAACGTATTAATTAATGTATTCAAAAGGGAATCGTTGGCCCTATTTATTTCTATTTCATTTTTACCCTTCCACATTCTCGAACCTTGAATGACTATAAGAAATAAGGGAACACCAATTAGTATATATTTTCTGGCCCATATATAAGCTCCAATCTGATACTTTGATTTGATGGATGCCTCAAATGTTTCCACAAGGAATAATATTAGTATAAAAAGCTCTGTCAAAACAGCCACGCCGAATGCGATCATAGGTAAACTAGGCCCACCAATGTTGTTATCTGATTTTTCGAAGAAATAAACCTGTTTTATTCCTATTAACCATATAATAATCCATATGGCCACACCGGTTATAATCCACAAGGAACAAACTTCCACCCATCGCAAAAGTGTCCTTAACGGTGTTATTTTATCCGTCTTATAAAGTGTGACTCCAATAATAATAATGGACAATGTTATCGCAAAAAGTATATACTTTTGGTATAACTTATATGCGATACCCATTATAATAGTAATTAGAGCGGCGAGAATCCCCCCTATAACAATTGTTGTGGCACCCAGTTGCGACATTCCAGACGGACTTAAAGAATTTGGTAACGGAATGCCTATTGAGCGCATCGTATTCTGTATTTCTGTTACTAACCAGTCGGGAGCCATACCAAAAAACGCTGCATTGATTGCTAATCTTTCTGCAGTATTGTTTGCACTGTCTATTCCACTTGATATAAAATCCAAGTTCGGTAAGCTCGGTAAGAAATTCATCTAGTGATTGGTTATATACTTATTTACGAACTCAGAGCGGCTGAGAATCTCTATGGAGCCGTATTTGGCTGCCTTTTTTACCTTTTCGGAGTCGGCCTTATCCCCATCTGGAATAACAAGGACGCCGAGCGTCTGTGTAACGGTGGCGGCAATTTCAAAGCCCCGCTGTTGCGCTGCGCGCTCTAGTTCCTTATTACGGAATCCAGTGAAACAGAGGCGTACGGAGGGGGCTGTGGCGGCTGCGAATCCAAGAATCGGATACGGAATCCAGAATATTTCAGCCGCTCGCCAGCGTTCGTAATTAGGATATTCGCGCTGGAATTCACGGAACGAGTCCAGTGTCCATCCTGTAGGGACTTTCGTAGCGGTAGCCCAGTCTCTCGGATCCGGGTACATTCCAAAAACGGCCTTTAGTTTCGATTCACCGACTCCTCTTGGAAGAACACTACTGCTCAAGAGGAAATCCAACTCTGAGGCGGCGGACATGCGACCCCTTAGAGTCGCATAGACACTCTCGCCCGTTTTGGGGCCCAAAAGGGCTCCAAGCGTGCGCGCCGTCGCCTTCCAAAGCGCAGCGGGGCCGTCTATGGCAGCCTTGACAAGGAGCTTACAATTCGCCGGGCCTAGCCCAGCGATGTCGTGGGTCTTTGCGAAGTGTAGAAGTTGCGACGTGGTCTGTTCTGCACTCGCCTTTTTGGAAACAATATGGGTGGCGGTAGTGGGGTCTTGTGCCGCCCAGGCCCACGACGCAGGATCCGCAGGTAGCGCAGGGGTCTCTGCAGGAAATAGTACAGAGTCCAGTGTTGGAATCACGTCTCCGCTCCTACGGATTTTCACACGCGCACCGGGACCGAGAGCCTTGTCAATGACAGTTCTCGCATTATGGGCCGTACAGAATTCTATGGATGCGCCCCCGATTTTCACGGGGTCAAATCGGAGACGAGGAATGAGATAGCCCTGTGCAGAGGGTGTCCAAAGGACCTCCCGCACTGTTGTTAGAGCCGACTGGTCCGCCGCGGGCATCTTGAACGCCACACAGTCTTTCGGATTCTGTAGGGTCGTAGCCTTTAGAGGGGGTGCATTTGCGCCAACGACAATGCCGTCGGTCTCGTATGGCGAGCACTCACGCCGCTCTCGGAAAGCCTCGCAACACGCCTCTTCGGTGAGAGCCGTCGTCGCCTTCCACCACGGCGTCTCAAAGCCACGAGCGGCCAACCATTTCATTTGGGACTCACGCCCCATCTCGGCCGGCGAGACCACTTCATAGGCGATAAAACGGATCTTGGCCAACTCTTCTTTCGGTGGGGTCTTCTGATGAAGAAGGCCGTTCACGGTGGCTCTTGCGCCTTTGGCCCTCGGCAAAATGAGCTCGCCACGAATCGCCCAGTTATCCGCAGAGGCCACAAGTCCCTGAATGTGGCCCGCAAGATGCGAGACGGTCTGGCCTACACGTCCATCCCCACGTAGATAGAGTGCCCTCTTTGAAGGACACCAGAGCGCACTCAGCCCGTCCAGCTTCTCAGATATGACCGTGTTTGCATAACGCAATAGAAAGCGTGTTAGGACGCCCTGGCCGGGTTTGATTTTATCTAAGGACGGCATAAAATGGGGGAGTTCTACTGCGCCCTCGGCGGGTGGAGGAGCGCCAACGGTGGACAAGAAGGGGTGGTTCGGCTCCAGCCCCTGTAGTTGCGCAAGAAGCGCATCAAACGACTCGTCGTCCATCAAGAGCGGTCCACCATTGTAGTACGCTCTAGAAGCACGTTCCAGCAAGTCTACGATTTTCTGGAGGGATGGGGGACTCTGCGTCATGTATGGTTATCGTGTCAGGATTTTAGATGCTCAGCGTCAATTGTAAACGTCCCTCTTCCAATACATATCACTATAATGCTTTCCAATACGACTCTGCTTTTGCTCCATTCTGTATTCATCATATTCCTTTAAAATGGTTTTTCCCTTATAAGTAATAGAGCGGTCCATAAAAAGTGAAACTTTGTGTGTTAACGGAAGACTACTTATGTATTTAGAGCCGTTCTGTCCTTGAAGAATTCTCCCTAAAAGGCATGGTCCAGTTATATCCAACGGATTTTCCCTGTAAAGTTTATGTTTACACGATTCAACAATATTGTTAATACACAATCTAAAAATTTCATTTTTTGGCGGCGAAATCAAGAATGCGTTGTATATACAGTACTTTCCGAGGTCTTTTACAAACACCGTCGGGTTCTCATCAATAATGCGGATTAGCGGCACGGTCGAATAGTATTTTATGTCGAGGTAGACTCCCCCGAGTTTATAGAGAATACAGTAGCGCCAGAGGTCGGACTTGTAGGCACCGGGTTTCAGCGTGTGGAAGGCCTCTAAAACGTCCTTGTCGTAATTGTCCGCAATGAAGGCCGCGCACTCTTCGTCCGAATACAGATAATAGTCAAATTCCGGATTGGTATCTAGAAGCCGTAAAATATTATCTCGCATCCCTTTCGGGACCTCGTGGGTCTTCCACGATTCATATATGACAAGTGGGACGCCGTTCCTCACTTGTTCCTCCTGCATGGAACGGCGAGGGACGTAGTGCGGGAAATGATAGAGTTGTATGGGCTTTTTCTCTTCCTGATCCCTATTGTATTTATACAGGAACCATGCGGCCACCGGTAAACCTACGGCGACCAATATAAATATATATATACGTTTCATACCTATTCTGTAGGAAGTTTATTGATAAACATCCCTTTTCGCGTATAATACAGAATAATGCCGATTATTATCTCGTTTAAATATGCGCCCCTGCTCTTCCCGATATGTTTCATACTGTCGTAATATTACATTACCCTTATAATGTATAGTATCATATATATTATTATAGTGAAATGGGCTCTTTTTGATAAAATCGGGCGAATACGTTTTATCCATTATTCTACCTAACATACATGGGCCGGTAATGTCTATATTATTTTTTCTATACAGACGATTTTTACACGATTCTACGATTTCATCAATACATAGTTTAAAGACTTCATTTTTGGGTGGTGAAATCATAAATCCGTTATAAATACAATCTGCTCCAAAAAGGTCGTACGTTACTCTCCACGCAATAGTGTCCCTCACGTACACCATCGGATTCTCATCAATCACGCCAATAAGCGGTACAGTAGAATAGTATTTTATGTCGAGGTAGACTCCCCCAAGTTTGTAGAGAACACAGTAGCGCCAGAGGTCAGACTTATAGGCACCAGGCTTCAGCGTGTGGAAGGCCTCTAAAACGTCCTTGTCGTAATTATCGGCGATGAAGGCCGCACATTCTTCGTCCGAATAGAGATAATAGTCGAATTCCGGGTTCGTCTCCAGAAGTCGTAAAATATTATCCCGCATTCCTTTCGGGACCTCGTGCGACTTCCACGATTCGTATATGACGAGGGGGACGCCGTTCCTGACTTCCTCTTCTTGTCTGGAACGGCGAGGAATATGGTGCGGGAAATCATAGAGTTTTATCACCTTTTGTTCACCATCTTTGTTGTATCTTTCTAGGAACCATACGGCCGTAAATATAATTATTATCATCAATAAAAAAATATATACTGTTTTCATACCTATCTATCAGTTACATTAATTATAAATATCGTGTTTTAAATATAAAATAGAATAATGGGAGTTTTTACTCGTTCTAGTTTGCTCACTCCTATAAGATGTATATCCCTTTAAAATGATTGTATCGCCATAACTAATAGACGGCCCATGAATAAATGAACTTGTATATGTGAATTTGCTATTTTTATAATATTCGGATGTGTATTCCTCTTCAATAATACGACCTAACATGCACGGGCCTGTTACATCTAAAATATTTCTATTATAGGACCGTTGTTTATAAGATTTAACGATATCATCAATACAACGTTTGAATATTTCATTTCTGGGAGGAGAAACCATAAATGCGTTGTTGAAACATTTTTGGAATGAAAAATCGCCAGAAATTGCCTGAAACAAGTATGAATCCGCATCTCTCACAAAGATAGTCTGATTTTCATCAATAATATTAATAAGCGGTACAGTAGAATAGTATTTTATGTCCAGGTAGACTCCCCCGAGTTTATAGAGAATACAGTAGCGCCAAAGGTCAGACTTGAATGCTCCAGGTTTCAGCGCGTGGAACGCAGCCAGAACGTCCTTGTCATAATTATCCGCAATAAAGGCTGCGCAATCTTCATGCGAATACAAATAATAATCAAATTCCTGATTGGTGTCCAGAAGCCGTAAAATATTGTCCCGCATTCCTTTCGGCACCTGATGTGTCATCCAGGATTCATATATGACGAGAGGAACGCCGTTCCTGACTTCCTCTTCCTGCTTGGAGCGCCGAGGAATATGGTGCGGGAAATCAAACAGCTCTACAGGCTGTTCGGCAGACTGCTTACGCCTATAGAGTTGGAGGAGGACGAGGGACAGTATTATTGTCGATATAAGCAATACCACGTTATATGACGTGATACGCATCCTGAATTACGGTCAGAAAAATAAAATTGAGCGGCAGGCCGCCCCCACCGATATTCAAGTAAAGAGGATGTCTTCTGTGTCTTGCCCTATTGAACTCCGCTTTATCAAGCACGCCCCCACCACTCCGCAGGAGGATGAGATTATTCGTATCACACCGCATATGGTGGACGGAAAGCCTGGGTTTATGTGGCGCTACCTATATGAGTCTAAACAAACAGCCAACGTCTGTATTTTAAAGGATGAGTTCTTTCTCTTTGAGAAACTTCGCACTCTGAAGGAACTGATTGCGTGGGACGCAGACCCGTACGCCTCCGTCCAGATTCTTCTTCCCACAACTCCCTCCGTGCTCTTGCGCGCCTCCGATTTCTCTGAGGCCTTCGATAATGTGTGTGACTCAATTCGCAGCGCTATTCGCCATTGGCCTGTAATGATGAATGTCAATGATGCAAAGAAGATGGCTGCTACTGGTCAGCAAAGTTTGCAGGATTCGTCAGGGTCCTACACTCGTTCCGGATGCTCCTATAGCACACCTAAAAAGGTGACAAACGTGTCGGATGATGCATCAACTGGTCCTCCACCTCTAGTTCGGATGCGTAGGTCAAGTTGCTCTGCAGCGGCTGGGCTCACTGGTGCGCCCGGAGCAAATCTGAATACGAGTTACTATTCTTACTTCGGGAAGTCACATCCGACTAGGGAAGACTCTCCCTGGGAGGTATAGAGTTGATACAGCGCTACTTAACTTCAGCACATCACGGTAAACCAACAAACATTTCAAAATGTTCAGCAATCTAAATAGATGAGTGGGTTTCAGGCCGACGCAATTCGTACACTTTTACGAGGGTTCAAAGAGGGAAATATCGCCGACGAGTTTATGCGTTATGTTAGGGGCTTAGAAGAGAGTTTTGCGGAGTCCATGGATATTGAGGCATTCATCATGGGCGTTCGCTGCTTTTTTTCTTGGCACGGGATCGAAGGATTTGATAAGAAAACGAATGAACATGAGCGAGTACAAGCCGCTTGGTATACACAGAATGAGGGAGTGTATACGAAATGGCTGGAGAGTGGACAGGATGACACGAAACAGTTGATGTGGGCGAAATGGACGTTCCAGGCGAAGACGTCCATTTTTGAGGAGTGGCTGCATATTCGGCACAACCTCCCGAAAAAATAGGCAGTTCTTTCTACGATTTAATGGCAAATGCCGGTACGAATTACCGCCGAACATTTGAAACCGGTATTTTTTCCTTTTATCGGGAGATGCCGGTTTCAAATATTCATTGGTCTAAAATCTCCCTATATGATGCGGAAATATCGAACATGTTATAATAACTCCCACACTGATAATAGCACATACAATCATCTTTATATGTTTCCGGTTGCCGGACACAAAAAGTATACCCTCTTCTATCATAGCCCACACGGACACCCACCAAAGAATAACGAGTACACTGGTACTTATATGAATACTAAGGTCAGTACTCATCCTTTTATAAGTATACATATTTTAGAGCACAGAATATTCTGAAGTATTCGTTGGTCTACCGAGATGTGCTGCTCAAGGCTCCTATAATTTCACGCACCAAAATCCTCTCCTTATCCAAGTCACTCTGCATCCGGTCTAAATCTCCGCGAACGTCCAATAAAATCCCCTCGACTTCTTCCCATAGAACTTTATAATCTTTTGCTACAATGGCTTTACAGCGGCGTATGGCTTGCATAGCGATTGCATGCGCCTCCTCATCTGCAGGAGTTGCCATGAATTTCTTAATAGCATTTTCAAGGCGTTCAAAAAAATAGTTGTCCATGTTACACTATATTTCTCTGCGCGAAAAACTTTTAGGCATTATTATAAGCACCTTTAATAAATGGAAATCGCAACAACATCTGGGCAAGAAATTTTATTGCCTGAATCAAATCGGAAGACTAGACGTGAGCGCAAAATCACAGTAGAAGTGAATAGCCAAGACAGGAGTCGCACACAGTCTTTCTATAGCAACAATTTTCGCTGGAATTTCCGTCGACCTCTCAAAGACGTTGTGGCAATTGAACTCGTGTCTGGGTCCATTCCTGCAGACCTCTACAATATAACGCCAGATTGGAATAATTTCATGTTTGCGGAAGGGACTGGCGCCAAAGTCAAAGTGACTCTTACACCAGGTCAGTATACGTCGGCCGAGATTGCGGCCGAACTTCAGACCCGGTTGAACGCGATTCCAGGAAAAGTCAATACGTATACAGTGGCCCACAGCGCCACAACGAAGCGTCTGACCATTTCGGGGACCATGTCGACGACATTTACTTTCTTCTTCCAAACAGGTCTCCCCTATGTGGATACCATCAATAGCACAACCGGCGTCGTAGAAAATATTCTGTGTCCGGCGAAGTTGCTCGGATTTGATTTCTACGACTATACGAGCGTAGTGTCGGGGTTAACAACTGTGTTTTCGCCGCCCAATAGGGTTGACATGGACTACTGTATCAAGCGTATCTACCTCTACATCAATGCGGACTCGTCCAAGGAACTTACTCGGATTGAAATGGGTGCTGGGCGCCATGACTGTTTCCATATTATTTATCTTCCAGAGATTCGCGACGGATTCCATAATCTCAATCGGGAACTTTATACACCGATATATTATTCGGCGCCTGCTCCCATCTCGCGTATATCAGCACTGACAATAAGCATCCGGGACGAATTTTATCGGCTGATTGACCTCGGCGGACATGAGTTCAATCTCATTTTTGAGTTTACCGTGCTTGATTAGGTTGAATGCAGCGTGAAACCGGCATTAAGGGGACCGGAGAAATCGGCTTTCTTTTTGAAGAATTGGTGGGTACGACTCTAAAGAAACTTGCAGAGCCGATGAAACAACTCGGATGGAAATTTGCACTCTTGACCGAACAGGAAATTCGTGATCGGTTTGGAGAGCAGTCCTTAAACGGTGTGGACCACATGTTGGAAGTGGAGACGGCGTCCGGCGTGACCGTATTTCTTCTCCAAGAAAAGTGGAAGATTCTCACGAATCAGCGGGAAGTTTCGCAATTCCTCGACTGCTGTGCTCGAATACTCACCCGAATCCCTACAGGGCGTAGGCGCACAGTCCATCGTCTCTGGGTCACTCGTTCACAGCCTTCTGAAAACGGTGAGAAGTCGTTGCGTGAGGGTGGGGCACATATTATACAATGTATGACGTCACAATCCCTTCTTGCACAAATCACAGGTCAATACATCTGTGAACTTCTCGGACATCGGGAAATTGCCGCACCAATGATAGCATCGATGGACTCTCTTCTAAGCACCGTCAAACCAGATAACCCGGTTATCCTCGATACGTCCAAGCACGCGACCCTTCCTGGAGTTACATATAAGACCCAGGTGACGGTACAAAAAGGGAACTATTTCTTGCCCGACCCCGTCAAATAGGCCTCCATAGCCTTCTCATATGCCTCCATTTGTGTCATTGCGCCTGTTGTCGTCACGGGCTTTACTTTCGGTTTCGGCGGCGCCTTCGATTTCAGCGCCTTCTGAATTTCCGCCGCCTTTTTGGGCGGGTCGTAGGCCAGAACCTCTTGGAAAAATTTTGGAACAGCCTTCACAGCATTTGTCAAATACAGAGGGTCTTTGATGAGAGCCGGGGCGGCCGGAATTTTCCACTTCGGAACTTCCGTGAGAATCTGAGTGAGTATGGTGAGAATTTGGCGCCTGGCTGTTGCTCCCAGCCCTTTTGGGGGCGTAGTCCAAAGAGAAACGAGGGTCGATGTTTCCTCGTTCATACGAATCATCTGTTTTGCAGCGAATTCCTTATACATTTCCCCGAACAGCTGCAGAATAAAATAGGAGACGTGTTTTCTTTGTCGTGCCGCAAGAGTTGCGGGACCACGCTCCAACGTGCTTAAGCTTGCGCCATGGTGCACCCGATTTACGAGTGCTTCATGGTCCAAAAGCCACTTGACCCAGAACAACGATTTCTCTGTAGAGCCGTCTATGACAGCCTTACAGAGATTCCCACCCGCAATACGAAGAATATTATTATCTGCGCCGGACTGCCATACCCGTCTGAGCACAGCCGTTTCTGTTACAGGGTCAACTGCCACTGCTCGAATCCAAGTTTCCGCATGTGTTTCCTGTGCCACTTTCGGCCAAGAAAGAATCGTTTGCGTCGGCGCATCTCTCAGCACGATTATCATTTCTCCTATACGAATCTGAAAGGTTTCGTTGGAATAGGCCATTTCGTCGGGGAGCGTCTTTAGCATTCCGTCAACCTCTTTAATACGCTGGGACAGATAGACGAAAATGCGAGGAGATGCGAGGCCAATATGCGTAAGCGCATACTCCCATACAAGCCGAAAGAGAGCCTCTAAGCCGCCACTACAAACAATATCGGCTGCAAGATGAATAGCACGCGCAGTAGATGCAGAACCGGATTCACCAAGTGTCTTCTGTAAAGATCGTAAGGCCTCATTAGGCGCATATCCACATCGAGTGCGACACGGCTGATCGGTATCATTCTCTACGAAAAAGGAGTTCCATACATCGACATTCATTGGGTGGCGATTTACCTTAGCAGCATAGATTTTTTGCGCGTAAGATTACGAGGTCGCTGGCGTACAGAAACACGCGCTCTGCGCCCCGTTTTTTTTGCACCCCCAAAAAGTTTTCCGCCTGAGCAACCACATCCACCGGCTTCCATATCCTCTACTTTCTATCCCATTTTTTTGTGGAGACTCTGCTAATACGAAGCGACGACTTTCTAGAAGGATGGCGTTTTGGAATCGGTTTAACCGTTACCCAACGTTGCGCTTGCGGTTCCCCCCCACCCCCTTGCGCAACAGGTAATTTATCAATAACAAGAGACCCTGTGAGGGGAGCATTAGCAACACCGTTTGACCATGCCTGTAAAACAAATCTATCAAGATGTGTTAATATGAGCGATGCTTTCATTGTTATACCAAATGAGAGATTCGTAGTTGTTCCTAAAGCACTCGCTGCAGGTATTGTAGGGCCAATTAGTTTAGTTATATTCATACTATCAAACACTATATACCGCATATTAAATGAAACACTACTGTTCATATTTATTGTTAAATTAACCATGGCTTTACTGGCATTGTCATTTGCTGTGTAAATAAATGACGCCCCATTCGCTGTCTTATTAACTTCAGGGTTACTACTTGACGAGTTCAACGTGTCATATAAAAATGTCGTTATACCAGCACTAGCTACAACACCAGGCATTACTGTTGGTAAAGTAAATGAACTAATATTCCATGTAGTTAAATGTGTTAATGTAGTACCAAGAAGGCCTGTTCCACCAAATATTTCACTCATTGTCACCTGTAGAGTAAAATTCGTAGGGGGCACAGTTTGTCCTTGAGGAATACTTGAAAATTGGTCACCATTTGCGAAACTCATAACAAGATAATATGGCCCCTTGTTATTTGGTGTAAATGTATACCTTTGACTTCCGTTGACCACTAAAATTCCATTCACATAATATGACATATTTTCCCCGTCAAACTTGATTTGTAATGAATGGTTTCCACCCAGTGGAATTGTTTGTGAAGCAGTGGCGCTTGCCTTCATACTGTTCGCAGGACTGATGGAAATGGGAACATCAGTATTTCTTGTTCCGACCACTGTATTAGCAATAATATCCGTTTTATAACAAACAGTAGTACCGTTTACCATCATTCCGTACGTGAACGTATTAGCCCCCTGAGCATTAAACGCGTTGCGCTCTACTAAATTTGTAACGAGGCCTACCGCAAATTCTATTGCGTGCGCATTGATAGAGGGAGTATTACCATCACTTGAACTAGTGGATGCGGCTGTATTCGTATTAAACATGAAATTCAAAACAAATGGGCCAGTTAGCGCATTTGCTGAAAATACAAATGGTGCATCTATTGTATCCAAATTTACGCTTCCTGATTTTATAACAGAAACACTATTTGAATTGCCTAAATTTAATGTGGTCACTCTAGCTTTTGAATAAAGTGTTAAATTTGTAGGTGAAAATGACCCTGTTGGCCCCGCTATAGGAAGAAGATTCATAGATACTGTGTCATAAACAATATTACTATCAACAATATGAGTTGGAGTTTGACTTAACATACGTACTCCTGCATAATATGGTGCAGAAGTTATAAAACAAGGAACGGTTTTACCGAGTTTTGTTGTTATTACATTACCATTCAAATAAAATGATACAGAGGTTTCACTAAAAACAATTGAAATATTTAAACTAATTTGTCTATTTGTAGGACCACTATACCATATTCCTTGTTGTGTATCATTTAATAATTTAATTTCAGCAGTTGTTGTTTCTGTTGCTGTTGCTCTTGTGTAGGAACCCGTCGATGTTAAAACAGATAAACGACCATAATATGCGCTTGTTACTGTACTATTCAATATATTTGATGGAATTAATGTAGAACTGGAACTCCCTACAAGTGGTGTAGCTCGAATCATAAACTTTTCATTTACAATGTAAATAGAGTAGTCAAAGTTAGAATTTTCAAAAGGACTTGAGAGTTTAGGACTTTCTTGTGTAATATCAGAACCAGGCGTTCCTCCGAAGGTGTTACGAATTTGTCGCAGACCAACTTCAACGCGTTTTACATTCGTCGACGACCATCCGTTAGGAAAAGTTATTAAAAAATTTACGCTCGTTGATGAAACAATTGGGGCTGTAATAAAAGCCCATTCACCACCAATATCTTCATTTGAAGAAATATTTGTTATACGCTTGAATCCAACAACATTTCCTGATAGATATATATTGTTTGCAGAAGTGTATAGTGGCGTATTTGAGTCAGTACTCGCACTATTATCAATGGGTTTTATAGAAAGAACGGAAGAACCCATGGGTCCAGGTGGTCCTTGCGCAGAAGTACCAATTCTTGCAAAACTTGTTATAGCAACTCTTACATTTGAAGGTAATATACCTAACATCATTGCTCCATACAAAGGTTCTGTTAACGGGCCAATAATTTTTTGACACCATTTTATATTATTTATAGTAAAGATTAAACTATTTCCGTCGTATGAAATATTTAAATAAGTATTTGGTGTTCCTGTAACAGTCATTTGCGGCGGCGGGGCCCAAGTAGTTCCTATTGAAAAAAAGGTTTCTATATAATTTTGTGCGTTATCTCCCTGTGCCCTGGAGTTTTCTATTATAGAAGTCACATTCCACCCTTTTTGACCACGACCAATAGAGAACATATAATCAAATGCAGGTACTAAATCGTATGTCCAAACACCATCAGTCCAAAATCCAGTTGAGTCCTGTTGAATTGGCGTGGTAGCTGAATGAGTAACTCCAAAAAAGGGTTTAGATTTAACAACCGGCGAGTTTGTCGATGTTAAGGACGATGTTTTTCTTGTGGTAAGACCGACATATAGATTAAAAGCCACGTTGTCCGTACTCCCTGTAATATTTGTGCTATCCAATAGGAATGATATAGTAAAAGGGTCAGTGTACCCTTCGTTTGTAAAAACAAATGGAAAAGACGATGATTGTGTGTAGCCAGTAATGGCGGTTGGAGGAAATATATGAGACGCTGTAGAATTTGGTGCGTAGGTTGGTGCTGTTAACCTATTAGAATTTGTAGATTGGGCATATACACCTGAAGTCACAGCATTCGCAATTTTAATTGTATCCCAACTAAACGTTCCAAAACCAGGTATACCTGTTGAGCCTGTAGGGCCCATTGAACCAGCTGGACCAGATGGACCCGTTGCGCCGACATTCTGTGAAAATGTCGCAACTCCAAGGTTCGTGCCAGCAGAAATTGCTGATATCCCAAAATTCCAGTAGCCCATACGAAGCGTAGTATTTGGTCCAGACGTCACCGGGATCCACGTTCCAAAAGGGATTATACTTTTAGCAACTACGTTGCCATCTATCATATAATAGACCGTTCCGCTCGTGGGTGAATTTGGTAGATAGACTAGACCTAATATGGATTTTGGGGTAATGGATACAGTCGGAGGAGATCCTGTTCCATAGGGCGCAATCCATGTTATATTGAGCGGTGTCGCAGATGGGGTAGTGTTATGTGCGAAATTCACTCCTGCTACCTGAGATGTAATGGTTGTATTATTAGATTCACGAATACTAAACGATGTTATGGTGTTTCCAGTAAACGTCATGTAAAATACATTTAACCCTGTAAAAATACTGGGCGTAGTTCCCGTTGCGACATCTATTGTTTTATTTGGATTACTCGTTAATCCGAAAGCCATATTCCCATTTGTTGGAAACGTCGTAAAATTCATCCGTAAAAACGCGGAAAATGGCACGTTAAGTGGATACGATTCATTGGAAAAGAATCTGCTCGCCGTGTTTGCGGCCACTGTCACCATGTTATCTGTTCCAGGCTGAAGTCTCACATTCTGTGAACTCGCTGTGTCTATACTCCAATTACCGAGTCCCATAGCACCTGTTGGACCTGTTGCTCCCGTTTGACCCGTTTGGCCTGTAACTCCCGTAGGGCCTAAAGAACCTAATGAAAAAAACGTGGGGGTTCCTATTTCCGTATTTGCTGGGAAAGAATTACCTATGGTCTCACCAACAGAATATACGAATGAAAGTGTAGTATTTAAGTTGTTAGGTGAACTCCATGTTCCAAATGGAACTCTGGTTGTTCCTATTACTGTGCCATCTATTAAGTAACTTATCAGTCCAGTTGTGAGTGATGTGGGCACATATGTAACACCTAGTATAGAATTGGGAGTAATATTTGATACAGTACTTCCCAGACCGTATGGAGCAAAAAGTGTCGTGTTTGTATCTCTGGGTTCGACACCACTCGAATTTGATGGGTAGGCCGGCGCAGCTGTTGCTAATCCTGAAGTACTCACGTAGAATGAGAGGTTGGCGGTGGACGCACTCGCTGCCGTGGGATTAACCCGCATTACATAATATCCTGGAAAAACGCTAGCGGAAGTACCAGCCGACTCTGTTGTTACTGTTTTATTCTGTGAACTCACCAATCCAAAAGCAATTCTTCCTACATTAAGAAATGTTGAACCAAAGTTCATACGAATAAACGCAGAACAAGCGAGATTCAGTGGATACGACTGATTTGAAATAAAACGCGCGGTGGAATTTGCCGTCCTTAGAAAAAGACTATTCGTGCCGGGTGGTATCATAACATTTGTTGAGTTTAGACTATCCATACTTAAATTACCAAACCCAAGTGCTCCTGTTGAGCCTGTGGGGCCCATAGAACCTGATGAAAAAAACGTAGGGGTTCCTAAAACGGCACCTATTGGAAGTGCGACAGGACTCCAATCACCAACAGAATATACGAAGAAAAGTGTAGTATTTAAGTTGTTAGGTGAACTCCATGTTCCAAATGGAACTCTGGTTGTTCCTATTACTGTGCCATCTATTAAGTAACTTATCAGTCCAGTTGTGGGTGATGTGGGCACATATGTAACACCTAGTGTAGAATTGGGAGTAATAGTGTTTTGTTGTGTTCCCAGACCGTATGGAGCAAAAAGTGTCGTGATTTCAGTTGAAGAGGTACTGGAATATAATGGGGAGATGGGGGAAGCAGTTATTCCCGAAGTGCCGCTGCTGGCGTATATCATGGGTTGGGCGGTGGACGCACCCGCTGCCGTGGGATTAACCTGCATTACATAATATCCTGGAAAAACGCCAGTGCCATTATTAGCCGTGTAGGTTGTTATCGTTTTATTCTGTGAACTCACCAATCCTAAAATAACTCTTGGCACATTAGCAAAGGTTAAACCAAAATTCATTTTAATAAACGCAGAACAAGCGACGTTCAGTGGATACGACTCATTTGAAATAAAACGTGGGATTGTATTTGCTGTTGATAAAAGCGCAAAGATTATATTATTTGTTCCATCTTGTATTTTAACATTTGTTGAGTTTACCGTGTCGATACTTAAACTACCAAACCCAAGTGCGCCTGTAGAACCAGGCGTAGAGCCCTCTACGATGGTAATTGAGCCGATGGGGGAGTTTGCCGGAAATAATGAACTTTTAAAGCCAGCCGGTGCAAACAGTGCAGCTCCGAGTGGGGGGATAGTCGTCTGAGGTACTATTGTACTTGTGTATACTACTATACCATTTATCATATAAATAAAACGTCCTCCACCGGACGACGTTGGTTCATAACTTATACCTATCGTGGAAGAATTTGTAATAACCCATTGACCAGCTGGTAATACAATATTATTATTACCTTCGTCAATACTTCTACCACCACTATTACTATTATTTACAAAGCCAAGTTTAAAGAGATATGTCCCAGATGTGGAGCTATTTGTAGTCCAAACTTGACTATCGGTGGGTATATATGTAGACCTTACATTGTTACTTACTAGTCCAAAATAGAGAAAGAACGTTGAGTTCGGAAATGTAGCACTAAAACGGAAGAACACAGAATAGGATTTACTGGGCGGAAACGTTTCATTTGAAAATAGTTTAAAAAAAGTTGGAGTGCTTGTAGAAATGCTCGTGAGGATCATTGTATTTTCTGGCGGAATATGGAAGTTTTGTGTATGTGATCTATCTACTGTCCAGTTACCAGGACCTACCTGTCCTGTAAAGCCTGTGGGACCAGTATTACCTGTAAGACCTGTACCTGCTGGTCCTGTCGCTCCCACCGTGAGTGAAAATGTAGGAACGCCAATATTGGAACCTGCTGGGTAGAATGCGTTATTATTCCAATAGATAAGACTGAACGCCGCCCTGGTTTGGTAGGTATTTACCCATGTCCCCCATGGAACATTACTTCTAGCGATTACATCACCATCTAACATATAATAGATTACTCCCGAACTTCCGTTAGAATTTGCTACATATATTATACCCAATTCAGATGTGGATGATACGGTACCTCCTGCTTTAAGCCATGTGAAATTGCCGACAGGCGATGCGGGCATAGTAGTACCAGCAGTTGGAAAGGTAAAGTTCTGCGTCAAAGCGTTCGAGCCTGTTACAGCTGTTGTTTGAAGAGATTCCCGAATACTGAAGGTTGGATTGTTTGTGTTCCCTGTGCCCAGTGTTAACATCATCACGTTCAGACCAGGCACAATTTCTGTTGATGAGTTCAATATATCCCCCTTCGTCTTATTTTCTCTAGACACAAACCCAAAATACATATACGAAACAGAAGGATTTGAAGTCGGTCTTGCTCCACCCAAACGAAGAGAAGCTGAAAATGATACATTGAGCGGGTACGATTCGTTTGAAAGAAATCTTATCGGTGTTCCATTGGCGGTTCTTGTAACGATGCTATTTGTTCCAGGTTGAATCATCGTATTTAATGAGTCCACTGTATCCATACTCATACTACCAAAGCCTAGTGCGCCAGTAGTCCCTATAATACCTGTTGGGCCCGTGTTGCCCGTTAAGCCCGTGTCACCTATAGGACCAGTATTACCCGTCCAGCCTGTTGGGCCCATTGAGCCCGTTAAGCCCGTGTCACCTGTAGCACCAGTATTACCCGTCCAGCCTGTTGGGCCCGTTGAGCCCGTGTTGCCCGTATTACCTGTTGGACCAGTTTCAAAAGGTCCCGTATTACCCGTCCAGCCTGTTGGGCCGATTGAGCCCGTTAAGCCCGTGTCACCTGTAGGACCAGTATTACCCGTCCAGCCTGTTGGGCCCGTTGAGCCTGTGTTGCCCGTATTACCTGTAGGACCAGTATTACCCGTCCAGCCCGTTGAGCCCGTGTTGCCCGTGTTGCCCGTGTAACCTGTAGGACCAGTATTACCCGTCC